AGAAAATACAAAGTATTTCGTTTATTAGTTTGTTCTAACTGCGTGAGTTGCGAAAACAAAAAAATCGTATTTAGAACAAGAGATGCAAATTCCTCAATAAATATTTTGAAATTAACCAAACAAGACCAACAGAATTTCAAAACCAAATTTCGTCTTTCACCAACCAAAGAGAAGAAGAAAAAGTAAGACCATAACAATTGATTTTACATTTTTGTATTTTTTTTACGCAAAAGTCGGCGTTTTAAATGTCCAAAGGTGTAAAAGTCTAATGTTATAATACAAAATCAGAATCAGGATTAAACAATCTTCCACTTGACAATTGCGGAATTTGATTACTTGTTGGTTTTAATGTTTCTCTCATTTTTTTTACTAGATTTCTCCAACTTATCTGTTTATTGTTTCGCACTGTTTCTAAAAAAGACCATGTCATTGCACCTTGTGTTTTGTTATTTATGAATGTTTCAAGACTAAATTGGTCATCGCGACAACCACTAAGTAAGAATGCGTTGCAAGGGGTTTCCGCAGTGTTTGTATTTTCAGAAATGTCATCATAATTTACCTTTTCTAATATTTGATATTTCAAATCTAGAGCAGTTCCACTATTGCAACTATCAAACAATGCGATTACATTTGTCTTTGTTTTTCCGTATGTGTTTATAAGTGTTTTTAATTCATCATCTTTTATATATTTAAAATCCAATGGAACAATCAATTCATCATAGCCATCTAATTCATCACCATTTCTGTCTACTGTGTTTGAACCATGTCCACTATAGTATATAAACAATGTATCATTTTCATTAGACGTTTCTAGCAATGTTTTTATTTCATTCAATATATTTTCTCTAGTAGGTGTCATTGCAGTTTCATCAGTTAGCATTTTAATATTGGTATAATTCTGCTCATTTAAATAAGTTTCTATAGATTTTGCGTCATTTATACAACCATTCAATTCGCTGGATGTGCCTAAATAATTTATTCCAATAATCAACGCTTTTTTATTGTTTGATTGAACGGGAATGGGTTCTGATACAACAATGACCTTTTTAATTTCATTTTCAAAAAAAATCCTAACATTGTTTATTGTCTTTTTGTATTTTCCATTAATATTATTAATGGCGTTTTGTTTCAATCTAATATGAATACGCATTCTATTAATATTTCTAATTTCAATATTATAGTTGTTTTGTAGTATAAAAATGGTTTTATTGTATGAATTAGTAAGATTCGCTATTCTATTTCTTTTAAAATCGGCAATTAAATTAGACATTATATATTAGAACCATATTTTATTTGTTCTCTCTCTTGTTTTTGAAATAATATCTTCCTATTATATGGACAAAACCAATTTAATTGCGGTTTTATATGCGCTTGGAGAATTAAAAGCATATAAAACATTAAGTAACATGGAGAGAAAAGTTGCAATAAAAGCAATGAATGCATTAAATTCAAATGGAATTGATTTAGGCTTTGTGTTTACAGATGTTGCAAACAATGATATTATATTGCCGATAACTGATATAAACCAGTTGATACAAAAAGTTAATGAAAAACTAGAAGAATATGAAAGTTCTGAATCTAGTGGTTCGAATGGTTCTAAGAAATCATCTTCAAGGAAATCGTCTTCAAGGAAATCCTCTGCCTCTGCCTCTGCATCTGCCTCTAAGTCTGCATCATCTAAGTCTGCCTCTGCCTCTGCATCTGCCTCTAAGTCTGCATCATCTAAGTCTGCCTCTGCATCTGCATCTGCCTCTAAGTCTGCATCATCTAAGTCTGCCTCTGCATCTGCCTCAGGGTCAGATTCGGATTCGGATTCGTCAGATAAATTACAAACATCCTCTATTTCAGAAGAGGAAGAGTCAGAGGATTCAGCAGACATGGATGAAGAAGAAAAAGAAGACCGTGTCCCAAAAATTTACACAGATAAACTCTCCATTTATGTGCGTTCACATGGAGAAAATAAATTGGATAAAGACACAGGCCTCTTTGAAACATTCACTTCGCCTATTGATGTTTCGAAATTTACAGCGTGTGGATTATGCGATTTTTTAGTATCATCCCATAAATTTGATTATTTCATTCCAATATTTATCAATGAAATAGAGAGAGATTACAAAAGAAAACACCCTTCCGATTCTATATTTAATGATCCAAAAGTTGTAATAGAAGTTATGAGATACATCATTTGTAAATTGCATCCAGAACTTACGTGTAGAATGGGTAGTAGAACAATTGAATATTATGATGATATTTTATCAAACACAAAATACACATATCCACTGATGTATGCTGGTCCTCAACCAAATAAACACCAGATAAAATATGAGCCAGGTATTTCATACAATGTTGTTATTAAAAAAATTACAGAAGGCGCAAGACTTTGTGATACAAATATGTATAAACATACAGCCAGACACAACTTATCTAGAAAACAACGAAATAAACTATATACCTCAGAAAAAGGACAACAAACATTAGATATTACATGTTTGACACCTTATTACAATCAACCTTTCGGAATTAAACTTAAACGAGGGGATTCATTGCTTCAATTTTTTTACAAATATAAAAAACGAAATAAACGATTGATTGAACAAATGATTGCGGAATTTGACCCGGAAGGGAATATGACTGAAGAGTATGATTTTAAACCTGTCTTAATGTCAAGTGTTTATAAGCAATATCCACAAAAAAATATATCTTCTATTTCATTAAAATTTTTATTATTCTTTTTTGAAAAAATAGGAATTCGCAACTTGAACATTGTTGATTTTTCATGTGGTGGGGTAGATGAAAATAAGATTGGAAACCGAAAACAAGGATGGACAGACTCTAGTTCGGCGTCTCCTAGGTCGTCTCCTAGTGCTTCTAGCGCTGCTTCTTCCAAGGCTTCTTCCAAGGCTTCTTCCAAGGCTTCTTCAAAGTCTGCTGCTAGTTCTCCTTTAGCAGAAATCGGAATGTTGTTAAAAGATGCGGCTGTAGAAGAAAAGGACGAGGGTAAAGGTAGACATGGAAAAAGCAGGCGTCATCCCCGGAATCGCAAGACGAAAAAGTCACGAGTGAAAAAGAGACGAACGAAGAAGAGATTCTCAAAAAAAATGTAGATATGATTTTGAGCATTCTGATGTTACACTTGAAAAACATATCATTTCTGAACCTAACTCAAGATAAGAAATATACTTATATAATATATAGATAAATAGATGGAAAGGGAGATGAAAAAGACAGTCTTTACCCCAATTGAGGATTTAAATGAGATAACAGTTCTTATTAATATTTTAGCATTAAAAGACGATACAAGGAGTCGTAAAATTACAAATAAAATGATTCGTGAAATTGAAAGGTTAAAATATCTTACAAAAAAGTTAAATCTAACCATTCAATTTTTTTCATTATATAAACCTTTTGCAGATATATATACAATAACAAACAATACTCAATTAATAAAGCATATTACAGATACCAAAGAGAGCCTTCTCAAAGACATACATAATTATATTACAAAGTATAAAAAATATACAGAAACTTATCAGGAGGAAATGGTATTGGAAAAAGAATATCGCAAAAAAATTATAAAATGGCTTATTACCCAAAAGATGATATACGAAATAACACTATGCTCAACATGTCATGGAGAAAATGGATATAAAGAAATAGAAGAAATAGAAATTAGTGGTAAAAATAAAAGTAAAAGTAAAAATAAAAGTAAAGATAAATGTGAATTTGTACTATTTACTCCAGCTATAAAGAACATGTTAAAAATCACACCTGCCTCATTATGCGAATCATTTTTATCAAGTGCAACTCAAGATCATTTTGTGCCAATTATAATGATGTGTGTAGAAGATCATTTTAAAACCCACGAACCATATAGATCTATATTTAAGAACCCTGTGCTTGCAACATTTCTTTCTAATTATATTTTAATTACTTTTTATGGAGAATACAAGGATATGTCCCGCTATATAAATATAAAAATAGAGGAGAGTTCCATTGACAAGTTGAAGTTGGAAAAGATATGGAAATTATTTGATGAAATTATTGGTGATTATTTAAAAGAAACCATGCCATTAGTTTCTTTTCCAATATCAAACCCAGCAGCGTTTGTAGAATTGAGTACCATAGATCAATTAACACGTAGCATAATATCAACCGCAAAACATGAAGAGCCATTAATACTTCCATGTAGGGTTACTTATACTACGGATACGGAAGAAATCCCACAAAAACAAAGAATCAAAATGTATACTGTGGAACACTATCCTGTTCTTGAAAAAGACAATAATTTGTCATTAGATATAAAATCATTGACTAATTTTGTTTTTGCGTTTAATGGTATTAACCATTATATAGTTGAAGGCGATTCTTTACTTAAACTTTTATTAAAATTATCATTTGAAAATCCTGATGAAGATCCTGATAATAATAATATAAGAAGACTACATTGGATTGATGTTGGGATTGGTCTTGATGATATAGATGATGATGACGCATATTTTAATGGCATGGTTGATGATTTGTTTAAGCCAGAATTACCGAGTACAGAGCCAGAATTAACGAGTAAAACTTATGTAATACATGGACAGATGGCTAGTATACTATATGAATATTACAAAGATGTAGTAGGAACTCCTGAAAAAATGCCATGTCAAGCCGAAGAACATGATTTTAGACCATCTATAATAGCATCTAGTTTTAGTACAACTCCCTTAAGATGTATAACTAAAATATCATTAGAATTATTAACATTTATTTTACAAAAAATAGGCGTAACATGGCTAACGTTATTTGATTATACTTGTGGTGCTCCATATAACATAGCCGAACCACAATATGCAGCATCTAATAAACATGTTAAACATCTTAAAGCCTCTGCAAAATCAACCCAAGATGAGGCAGGGTTGAATTCTCTTTTAATGGGATGTCTAGATTGTATAACATGTGTAGAAGAAGAAGAAGAAGGAGAAGAAGAAGAAGAAGAAGAAGGAGATGTAGAAGGAGAAGAAGATATAAGACCAGATCATAATGCTCAAAAAAAAAGCTTACCCAAAATTATCAGGGACAAATATATGCGCGCAAAAATTCAAGCGCTCAATGAAGCTGCAGAATCCGTAGTGAAAAATCCTGGAGAAGACCTCCCTGGACATGGAAATGAATTCATCATGGGGACAGCGCCTGGAGATGGAAATGAAGAGCTTCGCGAGAAAGAACCTGGAAAAGAAAATGAATTCATCATGGGGACAGCGCCTGGAGATGGAAATGAAGCTGCAGAATCCGTAGTGAAAAATTCTAAAAAAAGATCGTCTCCTGAAGACCCCTCTGGTCCTGCAGAATCAGGCGGCATTGAGAAAAAACTTAATAATGCAATGACAGATAACAAAGGAGGAACAAATACCAAACGAAGACACACTCGGCCATTTATTAGCAATCGTCTAACTCACAGACGCAGACGTAATTCCAAGACAAAAAAGCGTTCTGTAAGAAAGAGAACACGCAAGACTTATGCTACAACCCATGGAAAACATAAAAACAAATCTATGCGACGGCGAAATAAATAATCAGAAACTAATATATGTTCAACTTCAACTTTAAGAATGAAAATATCATGTTTTATGTTTTTGTCGGGTTTGTTTTACTCGTCTCTTTAAAAATATATTATGAATCCGACGAATTTAATTTGAAATGTGTAATTGCGTCAAAAGATGGCAATCGTTATTGTGTAAGAGAAAGAGAGAAAATAGATGAAGCCGCCAATTTATTAGCAGAAACAACTGAAAAATGCAAACAACTTGTAAAATATATGCATGATACTTTACCAGATGACAAACGCGTAAAACGCCTAGTTGCTGGATTCAATCCAAAAGCAATGAAGGAAACACTTCCGACAAGTGAATTGACTGCATATAGTGAGAACAAAGGAGAAAAGATTGCATTGTGTTTAAATACTACAAAAAGCGGCGATACATTGATTGACCCAAATACACTATTATTTGTGGCAATTCATGAACTCTCTCATATTATGACTGAATCTATTGGACACAAACAAGATTTTTGGCAGAATTTCAAATTCATGTTGGAAAACGCCAAAGCAGCAAACATTTATCAACCGGTTGATTATAAAAAATCGCCAAAAGAATATTGTGGAATGACTATTAATGACAATCCTTTTTTTGATTTGTCATAACTTTTTCTCTCTCTCTTTTTCTTCAATTATAAAGAAAATAAAAGAATAGTATCATTGTAATAATGGACATGATGGCAAGTCCAATTGCATTGCCGATGGACAATAAAATCATGGATATTATCAAGACACTTGCCACAATCATTAATTTATAATTTTTCAGTTCAAATTTCATTCTAGATAATATAATTAATGCAACAATTAGAGAAATAAATAAATATAGTAACACTAATTCCATATAATTATGGTTTATTTTATATAATAGTATTGTATGTATAAAATAAACTATTTAATAAACGAGGGCATTTCTAAAATCCATGTATTTTATGGAAAGACATACCCAGCCATTTCGGCAGAGAAATTAAAAAGCCTCTTTATTAAAAATCCATCAGACAAGAAATTTCAAAACCTATTTCAAAAAGACGAACTAGACTATATTCGCGCAAATAATGTCAAAGTGGAATTTTCAGAACAACGCATTCACCCAGACGATACGATTTCAGTAATAAAACTGAAAATATTGAACGAATTTAAACAGCGCATTTCTTTCGAAGAGATTTATTTGTATTGTTTAAAAGAAGAATCGCTGAATCCGAATGCAATTTATCAATCATTGACCCAGGATAAAAAAATAGAATTGTCTCGGAACAACATGAATTCATTTTTCTTGAATATAGAAGACGCAACCATTTCCGTGGAAGAGAAAGAGTCTTATACATATGATGATATTTTAGAATTGAATTTAGAGAGTCGTCCATTTCGTGTTGCAAAACCATTGGGCCAAAAATCATTTCTACTGGAAAACGAATACCCGTTTGTGTGCAATCCATTTCGTCTTTCAAGAAGCGACGAGTTTGAGAGAAAGCCAATCTCTACTTTGAATGCGAAATTGTTATTAAATAGTGGCCAGATTGTGGGAAATAATATTTATGTGTGTTTGGCAGAAGATGTATTGAATTCCACGGAAGAAGAAGTGTCAGAAGAATATGTGTTGGAATTGTATTATCCGAGTTTGTTTGCAAAATCGGTTCATTCATTGGACGATTTAATGAGTAAACGGAGAGAATTGATAGGAGAGAATGACCGCATATTAAATGAAAACACGCTGGAATTGTTTAAAAGCGTGGACCTCTTTTTTTACATGTATGAAACAAGAAAAAAGGGAAAAGAATTAAAATACAAGACAAATGGAATTAAAAGCATTAAAATAGTAATTCATCCGGCCTATAACATTAAATTGCCATTGGATGTTATTTTTAAACGAACGCATGCCACAAATGTCTCTCCTTTGATAAAATACAATTCTAGTGTAAAATCAAATGTGAGAGATGAACGCATTTATAGAGAAAATATATATCGTTTGTATACTGAGAATGTTTCCGTGGATGGGCGCAAAATCCCGTATTTGCCAAAGGCTATTATTTTTAAATTAATCAAATTGCTTGGTAAAACGAAATCGGTTTCTATATTTATTGATGTGGACAAGGATATTGCAAGCGAAGTCTATTGTGAATTTGATGAGAATTGCAATATTACTATAAATGCCGTGTTTGTAAATACCATGAGGTTGGAAGAAATAGATGTGTTTTTTAAGCAATATGCGAATCCCGTGATTGATAATATTAAACATTTTTTGGAAGAGGGCGGATATAAAATAAATGCATTTGATTCTTTTGCAAACGAACATGTTGACATTGTTGAAATGAATTATCAAATAGAAATAGAAATTGCACAAAAAAAATTGGACATGGATGCATTGCGTGGTTGTATTACAAGTGTATTTATCATAGAATCACAGAATGAATTGCGATTTAAGCGTGTTGCCAATTTCAACAAAAAGAATAGTCAAGAGGCATTTATCATTGAACAGAATTCGCAAAAAAGGACTCCAGATGAAATTGTGCGTGCACTTGTTGACAATTATCAGATGACAGAGGAGGATGCGCTTGCCATGTATCGTCAAATTATCAGTGAAATAGAGGTTGGTCACAATATGAAAAATAGAGAGAACTCTGGATTTAAAACAGTCTTGGAGGTGAATCCGCTTACTAGAATTGTTACAATGAATGTGTTTAACATTAATCATATTGCATATTTGTCCATTATTCCGATTTATATTGATTCTTTCATACGAATGACTCAAGATAAGAGCAGTTCAATGATTCCTGTTTCTGAAATAGATGCATTGTGTTCTAGGATTGTAGACAAAACGACTATAGATCCGTTGTTTAATGATGACAACGGTGTGGAATCTCTTACACTTGATTCTGATTTGGCGGTGGAGGAGGATACTGATTTGGCGGATTTGGAGAATGCTGATTTGGATGCGGTTGTAAATACAAATAGTGCATTTGATGTGGATTATGATGAAAAATATAATGAAGATTATGCTGGTGGGGCAGAGTCTTCCACATCTTCCATTGAAAATGAGTCCAATGATAATGTCTCTCTTATTTCTGAAAAGTCTGCATCTTCTGCATCTTTATCACCCTTAGATGAAAAGGCTGCATCTTCTGCATCTTTATCACCCTTAGATGAAAAGGCTGCATCTTCTGCATCTTTATCACCCTTAGATGAAAAGGCTGCATCTTCATCTTTATCACCCTTAGATGAAAAGGCTGCATCTTTATCTTTATCACCCTTAGATGAAAATGTAGAAGACGAGTCTTTATCATCTATTTCTGAAAATATATCATCTCCATCGCCTCCTGAATTACAAGAAAAAGAAGAAGAAGAAGAAAAAGAAGAAGAAGAAAAAGAAGAAAAAGGAAAAGAAGAAAAAGGAAAAGAAGAAAAAGGAAAAGAAGAAGAAAAAGAAGAGCCGCCATCATTAGATTCTTCTATTTCATTTATACCAAAAAATGCACCAGAAGAAGAAGAAGAAGAAGAAGCACCCATAGACGCCATAGAATCGGAAGCGGAATCAGAAGTAGAAGAAGCACCCATAGACGCCATAGAATCGGAAGCAGAATCAGAAGAAGTAGAAGAAGAAGCACCCATAGACGCCATAGAATCTGAAGCGGAAGCGGAAGCGGAATCAGAAGAAGAAGAAGAAGAACAAAAAAATACCCCTTTAATAAAACGAAGCAAATTTCAAACAAAACGAAAACCGATAGAAGAATTAAAGGACATTGATGGCATGAAATTAAACAATCCATATTTTTTCCAAGATAGAATACAAAAACGCGAACCATCTTTAATTCTCATTAAAAAACAAGGAAATTATGATAGATATTCACGAGTCTGTCCTTCAAGTGTAAAAAGGCAGCCAGTCATTTTAACAAAAGATGAAAAGGATAAAATACAGAGAGAATATCCAGACGCATTAAAAGAAGAAGATGTTGTCAAATATGGTTCTGACAAAAAGAATCCATATTATTATATTTGTCCGAGATATTGGTGTTTAAAAACCAACAGTTATATTAGCGAAGAAGATGTAAAGAACGAAGTCTGTGGCAAAGTTATACCGAAAGGAGAGAATACTGTGAAAAAAGGATATTACACATATGAATTTTATAAACAAAATGAGAAACGGTATCCCGGATTTCAAGTAGACAAACACCCAACAGGTAAATGTTTGCCATGCTGTTTTAAAACATGGAATACAGAAGAACAATTAAATCATCGCCGAGCATGTTCCGCAGAAGAACAAGGCGCAGAAGAGAAAAAAGAAGAGCCAGAAAGTAATTTAAAGCCGAATGCAAAAATAGAAATTGATGAATACATTAAAGGCCCAGAAAAAGTGCCGTTAAGACCTGGACGATTGGGTTATTTGCCGCTTCAAATGCAAAAATTATTGCACGAGGTAAATATGGATTGTCAAGTGAGTAAAATAAATTCAAGTATAAAACAACATCACCCATGTTTGTTGAGACATGGAGTAGAAATCAGCGAAACGCAATCGTTTGTCGCATGCATTTCAGACGCCATCTTTTTTGCACGAAAAAATGAAAACGGAGAAATGTATCGTGTTCCAACCATAAAAGAAATGAAAAATATTATTATAAAAACATTGACAATTGATAATTTCGTTAAATATCAAAACGGCAATTTAATTACAACATTTTATAAAGAGAATTCTAAAGTGGATGTTTCAAGATACCCAAATAAATTGGCCATTGAAAAGAAGAAATTCAAACAAATCATTGCCGCATTTGAGAATTTCATTCGTTTTTTACAAGATGACACAGTAAACATCAATTATTCTTATTTGTGGGATATTGTTTCATCGCCTAATAAGAATTTATTTCAGTCAGGCATCAATTTAATTATATTTGAAATCGTAAACAATGATACAACCAACAATATAGATTTGATTTGTCCAACAAATCATTATTCCGGCAAAGTATACGATGCAAGAAAGCCGAATCTCTTGTTGTTGCAACAAGGCAATTATTTTGAGCCTATTTATTCTTACAAGGATACTGGTAAAAAGAGAGAAATCAGCAAGACGTTTAGTGAATACGACCCCCAAATATCTAAAACAATGATGGCTGTTTTCACAAAGATTATTAAACCGCGTATTAAATCCATGTGCGCACCCTTGTCCATTGTCTCTCCAAAAGTATACAATATGAAATCACCATTATTATTGATGAATTTAATAGAATTGCTTCACAAAAAAAAATACGAGATAAACACCCAAATTGTAAATTATGATTTAAAAGTAATAGGCGTAATTGCTGAAAAAAACAATAAACACGGATTTATTCCTTGTTATCCATCAAGCATCAATGATACCTATGACCATTCTTATATGACAGAGGACAATTTATGGAACAATTATCCAGACACTATTTCTTTTTTGAAACAAGTGGTTGGTAAGAATCATTTGATTCCATGTGAACCGGCCTTTAATATAATTGAAGACGAGCATGTAATTGGCATTTTAACTGAAACGGACCAATTCATTCAATTGTCAGAGCCATATCCATTGTCAGAAGTGACTGATGACATTCCCAGATTAGACAATACGGGTTATTTAATTGACAATCCCAATGAGAGAAAAATAGATAAATTAACTGCGGATTCGGTGATTACGAGAAGCAACAAAGTCGACGCGGAACGCGTTGAATACATTAAAAGAATAAAATTAGAGACGCAGTTTTACAATGTTTTCAGAAACACAATCCGAATCTTATTAAATGATTATGAGAATTTAAAAATGCGAGAGAAGATTGAAGCGGAATTGGCGAAAAAATACATGGTTTATTCTCACAAAATGGCGATTGTTCATAGATTCATTAAAGAATTGGTTGGTGCAAAGGTGCAATTTAGTGGAGACGCCAATTTCTATAAATTAATAGAGGTTGACGCTGTTTCTGTGTGTGTTAATTCAAAATGCAATTCATCAAGTAAAATGTGTGAAATGGGAGAGAACAATGAATGTTCTCTCATATTACCTGAAAAAAATCTATTGACTCAAAAGAATAATGAAGAGATTTATTACACTAAATTTGCAGATGAGTTGATTCGGTATAATAGAATCAAATCATTTATTTTTCAACCACAAGCATATTTGTCTTTTGATAATGTTGGATATAATTTACATGAGAACGAATTGCTATTGTTGCAATCATTGATTACACAGGAATATTTTGAGGGAATGATACCCACAATCAAGAATAAATTTACGAAATATAATTCGTATGATACTGTCACGCCGTTTAATGCACCCAAATACGACAATAAGATTGATTTAAATGACGCCATTAATGAAAAAGATGACGAATGCGCAGTGGTTGTCCGCGATAAAGTGCGGTCTATTTATTGGAGAAAATGTTTTCCGGCTTCTTATGGCGAAGTTGAATATGGTAAAACGAATTATTGCAGTTTGTTTTTTATGATTGATTTGATAAATAAATCCAGCGGTGTTTTGTTGACTGAAAATCAAATGAAGACGCAATTGTATGAAGAATACACTAAATATTTGCCGACTTATAGGAATAAAATCCTGGATATTTTGACGATTCAAGGGAAAAAGACATTGTGTGACCAAGTGAAAAAAGAGACTATTACTTTTATTAATTTTATTTATACAGACAGTTATTTTTTTACAACGCTGGATTTGTGGCTATTAATTGAAAGATACAGGATTCCCAGTTTTTTCATATCAAGCAAGTTTTTATTGGAAACGGAATACAACAAACACTCTTTTAATGCATATGGTGGCACTCAAGCACAACGATTCGTTTTTATAGTACTTCCTGGTTTACGTAATGAAAATGTACCTAGTTATAAATTGATTTGTGATGAGGCAAGTGATATTTTTATTTCAATGGACAAACTAGTAAATGAAGAACGCGTGGAAGAATTGCGAGAGTCGCCGATGGCAACTGTGGAGGATTTTTTAAAAAAGTTTTCTAAAAATGCTACTACGAATTATACAAAAAAAGTTCCTGGTATGGAAGTTGCTGCGCCAGTGAAACGGCGATTTCGTTACATTGATGATCCAATTGTAATAGAAGACGAAGCCCCCAAAATTCCTGCGAAAAAGGTGAAACTTCGTGTGGTTGACAAACCACGGGTTCGTGATAGTGAAAGTGTTATTTCTGAAATAAAAGCGTTAAAGGTGAATGAGTTGGACACAGGTAAGAAAAAGACGAAAAAACAAAAGGCGAAAGAAATACATTTGAAAGGCGACAAAACTAGGCGTAAGCCTGTTGCTGTGGCGAAAGACGATGCTGCATCTGGACCTAAACGCAAGTCAAAGAAGAGACAGAGAACTACAAGTCAGAATAAAAAACGCACCCGGCATCGACCTCGACGCCGTTAGGCATTTAGTGATATTATTATATTTATATAATATAATAATGCAAAGGGGAGGGGTTACGTTATCGGGTGAATGGATAAAGCACTATGGACCTGACACGAAAGAACAGGCATTAGAGTATTTTATAAGAAATTCTACTATGTCATTTATAACAATAACTAAAGGAGGCATTTTGTTTAAATTGACATTAGATGGTTCAATAAGGTCGTCTCCTTATGTAATTAATAGAAGTAATTATCCATTAATAGAAGTGAGGGAAATGTTATTCAAAATTATTTTAATTCGCGATGATATTTCAACCACGAATACTAGCATGATGGATACTATCCCGACTGAAGCAAGCACAAACATGGATACTAGCCCGACTGAAGAAGAAATTTTGTCCTTTATTGCTTTTACGGATGAAATACAACGAGAGACATTACTAGAATTTGTATCTAGTGCAGATTTTAATGAAGAAGTTCAAACTCAAATTGAATTATTTACTAAAAGTTTAGATGTATATTTAGAACCAATATGTCCATCTATAATAGATTATAAAACTTATAAAGACGCCGAACTTAGTATGTTTGGCGATCTCTTCAATTATATATTTTCTAAATATAATTCTCCTATTTGCTATAATATTATTCAAAAGATTCGTGCTATATATGAGGACTATACTAGACGTGACAATAGACATAGTTATGGTTTATCCATAATTTGCATGGAATATTTATCAGACTTTAATACGGGCACATTTGAGAACTTTAATGACCCTATAATTAAAGGTTTAGCTTTTTATGAATTAATTAGAATGAGACAATTAGGAGTTGTTCATTGTGACCCACACCCAGCAAATTTTATGATAAATTTCAATTATGACTATATAAAGCATCAAAAGGGGAGAACTATTGTTATTGATTTTGGTAGAATTAAGAGAATTGCTGCAGCTGCTATCCCTGCAGACCCTTCTGAGTGGTTGAACGATATAATATTTGAAATTTGTAACTATTATATTGAAAATAAATATACTGATAATGTTCCGATGATTTATACAGCTTTCATGAGACAATATTATGGCTGGTTAATGGAATTATATTATATTAAAAAATTAGACTCTAGAAACTTCACTAAAA